GGTCGTCACGTAACCTAATTGGATCTCCGGCAAATCTATGACCTTCTGGCCATGTTTTTTCACCCCAAAAATCCTCAGAAATTTGGTCAAATTGTAGGTTAGTTGTATTCCTAAAATCTTCAAGTTCGATGTAATAATTTCTATTCTCGAGAAATTCTAAAACCTGTGGAAGCATTGAAAGATATGTTGTTCCACCAAGGCCAAAAAAACTAACAGTACCGTCCCAACGACCTAATTTATAAGCAGGACGGTACCTTGCAGTAGGATCTTCAAACTTGAATTTTTTAACCAAAGCCTTACGTGTGTCAAGGTCAAGATTTTCTATCTTAACGTTAACTTCGTCTTTAATAATAACTTTACAGGTTGACATAGATTGATTTGCTAGGTGGCTTTGTATCGTTATAGTATACAATATTTTGACAATTTTTCATATACTCTTTAATAGAATAATGAACATTTAAATATCCCAAATTAATAAGGCAATTAAATTTTAGTTTTAAGTGTACTAAAGGTTTAGGAATCTTTGTACATATAAAAACAAATTTAGTTTTTTCAGAAACAGGGTTGTTTAGTCTATTATCTCGTACAAAATCATTGAAATGTTTGTGTGTCGAAGAAGGCATTCTAAACATAACGCTGATTGTCTCGGGAGCATAACCTTCTCTCATTAAAAATTCATAAACTAATTTTAGTTTTTCAAATTCACTACCTGTTGGAATAATAATCAAACAGGGTTGAGTATGCTTAACAATGGTTTTTAAGCAATCAATAGTGTGTTCTTTACTATCGACTACTAATTCATCCGTAGTAGGAGTATTTAGAAAAGTTGATGTTACTGAATTTAGTTCTTCGGCATTGATTAAAGAATTAATATTATCATCACAGGTTGTAATACCATAATTCCTTGCTTCAAAAAGAGCAGGAATTATAGTATTTGAGGTCAATGTAGGGACCTGAGGAGGGACATTCTTATATGCTGGCATTCCGTTTTCTAAAACCAACATAGGAACATAATTTTCCATTTTTTCTACAATAGAATCTATTTGAGATGATAGATTTAAAAATTCATCATCTATAGCAGTTTTATGTTCTTTGAATAAATCTCTTAAAAATCGAATGTTATGTTCACTTAAATTAAACATCCATGCTTTTTGATCTTTATCCCATACCGCATGGCCGAGCTCGTGTCGATTTTTTCTAATAATGTCAACAAAACTTTGATGATAAGGAAATTCTGCCTTAATCATTTTTCCATATGTTGAATCTTCGACTATAGAAATCTTGTACATAGCCTGAGAAATGAATCTTACAGGAATTCTACAAACTGGAGAATTAATTAAATGTTCGATTTCGGCAGGAGTAGAAAAATTTACAATTTTTAACTTATATTTTTTTATAATTTTTACAGCTAGCTGAACTTGTTTTTCTGTAAACCCGTTACCGTTGGAAATTTGAGTACAAAAACTCGCAAGAACTCCGGCATCCCAGAGAGTTATGCCAATTTGATTATTTTGATCCAAATAAGAAACAAGATCTTCAATGTATTTCATTGTTATAATGTAATGTCTTCGAGACCGGCAGTTCTTAACTTAATAATATTACTCAATTGCCATTGTTTAATATCTAAAGCCTTGATAATGCCAAGCCATTGGTTACGCAACATAGCAAATTCGTTGATAATTTTTTCCATATCAACTACGTCTGCTTCTCCTTCGGAATATTTTTCACAATCACGACTACTCAAAGCACGTGGATAGTTTTCTAAATATTTCTTGAATGCTTTTGATTTAATTCTTCTTAACTCGATGTTAAGATATTCTAAAATTGCTTCAATTTCTTGAAGTTGATTGAATCTTTGTTCAACAATACCGGGTAAGGTCGAGGATTGTTTTTCAACATTTCCATGGACCTTAACCTCTTTCCTTGCTTCGTCTAATTCATTGTAAAAATAATCTATACTACTCGGAAGATGAGCAATATCTTTGCTGATTTTTGAATACCAGGACATTTTCAGTCCTCATCTTCATAAGAGTCCCAATCATCTTCGTCGATTTCTTCAACTTCTTCATCACCTACAACAAGTTCAATTGCTTGATCTAGATGTACATCATATCCCATTAGGCTTTGAAGGGTTGATGTTTCAACATCTTTGCCTAACAAGAAATCAACGTAATGATTAGCCGCAGTTTCTCGATTTTTTTCAGGAACGTATTCTTTAAAAATGTCCCATACTTCAATAATTAGATCTTCTTCCATTATGCTTCCTCTGATTCGGTTTCAGTTTGTGGTGTAGTCAATACCTGTGTACTATCCCACTCATCCATAATGATTTGAAGTTTTTCTTCAGTCCAATTTTTACGGAATTCTGCGAGAATTTCGCCAGTAGTCTTGCTTGTATACGCAAGTTTGTTTCCTACTTTAGATAATACACCCATTTTCTCGAACATGTCAACTAATCCGGATGTAGGACTCATGCCAGTTGAATACGGAATTTCAACCTGAACAGATTCAAACGGTTTAGCATAACGTGTCTTCATGATTTTACATGCTGAACGAATGCCTAAAACATCACTAACCTTATTACCGTCGGCATCTGTCTTAAGTTTAAGTTTTTTCATGGCAACCACGATAGAAGATGCATAAATGAATCCCTGTCCACCAGAAATTTTATCGTCTGGATCGAACATATCTTGCGAAGCGTATGTGTGATTCGTACAAACCATTCCAACATTATAACTTCCAAACATATTAACACAGTTACGAACCAGTGATGTAAGTGCTTTAGGCTTACGACCCATATCACCTTTCATTTCACCTGCTTCAAACTGATTTACATCAGTCGGAGTTAACAACATACCGAGTGAATCAATAACAAACAATACCTTAGGACGTTCGTCACTGGGCATTAACTTATACTCTTTCATGAATTCCGAAATGGTTTTAGCTACATCGTCGATCATGGCCATGTTGAGTTTAAGAAGTTTGTCCTCATGTGTATCAACACCTAGATCTTTCAACCATTGTTCATCTAACGCATTTTCGCTGTCAACTAGAACAACATAAATGCCTTGTTCTTGAGCATGACGAATGATATTACCTGAACAAATATAACTCTTTCCAGCACCTGATTCACCAGCAAAAACGGTTACCTTACCCATTGGAACACCTTTGTTAAAGTCTCCGCTGATAAGATAATTTAAGGCATAGTTGCCAGTACTAACCCAATCTGTAGGGTCGTTGAAGCCTATACCAAGTCCGTCGATAGACTTGGTGATAGACTTACGGAACTTCGAAATATCGAAGGCTTTTCCCATAGTCTATCTCCTAATTATTGTTTTTGACGGTTACGAATCATTGCGATAATGTCTGCCGCACGTCCGCTAGCATCACCGCCTGCTGATTCTGTTTTTGCTGTAGTTGGAGTCGAATCGGCTTCAAATGGAGTATCTTCATCATCAGCTGGAGCACTTGCAGCTGGAGCTGGCTTGGCTACCGGAGCTGGTGTAGCACGTGGTGCTGAACCAGTTGCTTGACCACTACCACCCATACCTGCTGGTTTGAAGTACTGTCCCCAACGGTCCATGTCAAATGCTTCGCCGTCGACTGATGCTTCAAACATTTCTTTCATGACTTTGATTTCAACATCAGTTGGTTTCTTGGGCAAGAATTCATCCAACTTAAACAAACCGTATTGTTCAATTGCGGCATTTTCTGCTTCGCTCAAAGCACGTTCACGACGAGCCCAGTTTGAAGTTGAGTAATCTGCGTAACCTCCCTTTGATGTCTTAACGATCTTAAAATCTAGACCGCGAACATAGTCAGTTGGCAATTCTTCAATTTCAGAGTCCATCAATGCGTTCTTGATGATATTGTGGATTTGACTACCGATGATAAATCTACGAATTGGATTCTCTGGTGTTTTGTCTTCTTGATATTTGCTATCAACAACAAATCCTTGATACAAGTAAGACTTTTTCTTCCAATACTTACGACCCATTTCTTCCAAACTCTTGTCCTTAAACCATGGACGAACTTCTGTTAAAATTGGACAAGTCTCTCCCCACATTTCCATACAAGGAACTTGTACAGTAACTGGTTTTGAATTTGTTTCACCTTTCACTCCAGCGAAAGGCAATTTAATCATTGCTCTCTCAATCCAGAAAAAAGTGTTATCTGGATTACCGTCAGGTAAGAAACGAACTGTAGCAGTTTGTCCTTCTGCGATATTCCAATGGGGGTAAATTGCGTTGTCACCTGAGGTGATATTTTGATTTGATTGTGCGCTTGCTTGAAGTTTAGCGCGGATTTCTGCTAATGTGGCCATAATGTTCTCCTTAATATATTGCCTTAGTTTTTTGCCATTCTCTTAAAGCCTACTGACTAAAAGAAAAACTGTGCATAGAATTAACTATACACAGTTGTATTTATACAGTCAAGAAAAATTATGTTTATTTTTGATTTATTTTGCCAAACCAGCTAATTTTAAAATGTCTTCTTTTGGATCCATTACTTGCTTCATGCCTTGTTTTGCTAAATGTTTTGCCATATTTTTATCTTTAATAACATTACCAAATTGATCTTTACGTGGTCCTTCTTTTTTAAGATCTGGATCAAATGGGGGTTCATCTTTATTATCGTCTGCTTCGGCACTCATAATATTTTTATTAAAATCTTGTCCGCCATTACCTCGATCGCCGATGCCTTCTACTTTTTGTTTAATGTTGCCTACAAGTTCTTTTAATCTTGCCAAGCCGTCATCTTGAACTTTACCATGACGTTTTTCCCAATCATGTCTTAATTTCTCCATGAACTGTTTAGCAATTTCTTCTGCCTGTTTGCCCGCAGATTCACCGAATTGTTCGCTGATCTTTTTTCCAACTTCTATGGCTATGCCTTCTTCGCCTCGGAATGGGCCTACCTCTGGATTATCTTTGTTGTAATATGATTTTACACATTTGGCAATTTCTTGTATCATTGCCTGTTTACCTTCCATTGGTGTATTTGGTGGAACCATGTCTGTATTTTCAGCTGGTTGCTCTGTTCCTGCTTCTGGTTGAGTTGGTGTTTGTGTTCCGCTCATTCCTAATGCTACTAATAGCTCTGGGTAGTCTTCTTTTGCCCATAATTGGAATACTTCGATTGGATCTGTTTCTGGATCTAAGTCTTTTGCCTGTTGGAACTTTTCTTCTAAGTCATCGCTATCAATTCCAAATTCATTAAAAAAATTATATGCTGTATCTAAGTTTAATTGGCCGTCTGGTAAATCTTCTAGTGCCTGTCTTAATTCTGAAATTTGATCGTCTGTTAATTTGCCTTGTTCAATTGCCTCTGCCCATGCTTCAAATGCTTCGAAACTTTCTTTTTTAATTTTACCGTCATCGTCGGAACAGACACCTGTATGATGTTCACCGCATTCGGGACAAACATCATCATCATTACCTTC